AACAATTATCACGCTTGAGGCAGGTGTAGACTTGTCGGCCAAGCAGTATTACTTTGTCTCTGTCGATACTAACGGCAAAGCGGCTCTAACTGGCGACGATGGCAACCCGATCGGCGTTCTTCAAAACAAACCCACTGCTGGTCAAGCTGCAACGATCTGCATCGATGGCGTAACCAAAGTTTACGTCGGAACTGAATCAGGTCTAGGCGCAGGGTACAACGTTGGTTGTGATTCTAACTCAGCGGCAAAAGTGTCTGACACAGGATCGTTTCGTCTAGGTGTAAGCTTAGAAGATCCAACGGCAGACGGTGACATCGTTTCTATGCTTTTCCAAAAGAACGGTAAGCAAGCTTAAATTCGCATTATAGGAGAATCTCAAAATGCCAAATCCAACTCGTAGTGACGTTCACGTCTCAGCCCCCTTGACCAACGTCTCAATTGCCTATTTGCAAAATGAGACAAAATTTATCGCCACGCAGTGCTTTCCGTCAATTAGCGTGCCTAAGCAAAGTGACCTCTACTATACCTATTCACAGGGTGACTTCATGAGGGCAGAAGCAGCTATTCGCGCTCCTGGTACGGAATCAAAAGGCGCAGGCTACAACCTGACAACCGATTCCTATTCTGCGAATGTCTTTGCTTTGCATAAGGACGTTGCAGATCAGGTACGCCAAAACGCTGATGCACCATTGAACATGGATGCAGATGCTACCAAGTTCTTGACTCAGCAAATGATGATCAAGCGAGATGCTGACTGGGCCAGCACGTTCTTTACCGGTGCAACCTGGACAGGATCAACCACTGGCGGCAACATCACACCGTCTACCAAGTGGGATGCTTCCGGTGCTACTCCGATCGAAGACATCGAGCAGCAAGCTGATTCTATCGAAGCAAAAACTGGGTTCCGTGGTAACACGCTCGTCCTCGGCGTGGATGCCTATAATGCCTTGAAAAATAGCGCTGACGTCGTTGATCGAATTCGCTACACGCAAACCGGCGTTGTAACTGAGCAACTTTTGGCTTCTCTTTTGGGAATGAAAAAAGTTCTCGTGGCTCGTGCAGTACAGAACACTGCTCTAGAAGGTGCCACAGATAGCGTTAGCCGTATCTACACAGGTGATACAGCTTTGATCCTCTATGTCCCTGACAATCCTAGTTTGATGCAACCATCTGCCGGTTACACTTTCAACTGGCAGTACGCTGGTGCAGGTGGCGACGGTCAGCGCGTGTCTCGTTTTCGGATGGACCACCTCAGAAGTGATCGTATCGAAATGGAAATGGCATACGATCAGAAACTTGTTTCTGCTACTTTGGGTGCTCGTTTCATTAACTGCGACACATAAAAATGTGGGTAGCGGGGAAACTACTCATAATTAAAGTTGAGGGTGACAGGTACGAGAAACGCCGAGCAGGCGAGCCCGTACCTGAAGCCCTAAACTGGTCTGATCGCATTTTGAGATCGCATAAAGATCTTGGCTGGATCAAATGGCAAGATCCCAAAACGAGACCGGCGGTCAAAAAGAAACGTCGCCGTAAGAAGTCTAATGGGGTTTAAATCATGTCGTGGAGTTTCAGCGATTCGTTAGGATCAAATCTAGATAAGGTTCGCTTAAAACTGGGCGATACCGATTCTACAGACCAGATTTTGCAAAATGAGACAATCAACGCTCTGTTGACAGAGCATAACAACGATATCGATTTGACGGCTATCTCATGCTGTCGTGCTATTATCGCTTTCTATTCTCGTGCCCTAAATCGAGGCGCGGTTGGTTTGTCTGCTGATCGTGGTGCTATCGTACAAAACTATCGAGAGCTTTTGTCTGACTTGCTTAGAGCAAATCGGGGGAACGCTGGTGCCCGATATAGCGGCAGCTTTAGCAGAAGCAGAAAAGAAACAATTGAGGACGATTCAGATTTCATCGATCCTGCTGGCAAGGTAGGCGAGTTTGATTATCCTGGAACCGGTGTTAACCGTGATTCTGATCTGGATGAATACTGATGGCCAGCGATTTCCCTCTAGAGAGTTACCTCGCAAATCTCAATAAGGAACTCAATAACAATTTTCTCAAAGTGGGATTTGATATGATTTCGATCGCCACGATCGAGATCGAGAGAGCTGTTAGAAGATCGAAAAAGAAGAGCGGCAAGTTTCCTAGAAGACAATCAGAAGGTGCGGGACTAGCTGGCTCATTTGAGGAAACGCTGGTCGCAGATACTAGATCTGGAAATGTCTTCTCTACTGATCGCGTTCTCACAATAGGAACTTATTCAGCTCTGCCCTATGCTGACATTCAGGATAGAGGCGACACGATAAGTTCTAGAGGGCCTATGCTCGCTATCCCTTTGACATCAGAAGCGCTCAATAGAGGTAGCCCTTTAAATTGGTCAGTAAAGGCATTACGTTGGGTTCCAGGCAAAAAGCGAGGCAGAAAAAAGAAAAGCTATCTCGTAGATACTTTTGACATTGCTCAATATGCTTTGAGGGACAAAGTAAAAATCCGAGGTAAAAAATATCTCCAAAAGGCTACTCGTAGAAGTCGTCCCAAAATGGAAAAACTTTTCAATTCCTATTTAGCGAATTCTTCTAAGAAAGCTAAATTGAATATTGATTTTTCTAGTAGTGAATGGACCGGTGGATAATGGGAACGCCAGCACGAAAAAACATTCTCGATAATATATCGACAACTCTCAGCACTATCACAACTGGAAACGGCTACAATACAACGGTGGTTACAGTTGAGGCAGTTGGTAAAACTTGGGCTGATGTTGGAAGCGGTGCAAAGCCATGGATCGGCTATGCCCCAGTTCGAGAATCGTTTGAATACTTTCCTGGTGATCAGATCAGAGTTGTTCTCTCAGTAACCTTGATCGCTCATATGTCAGGAACAACACAAAGCGATCGATCAACTAAGCTCAACAATCTGCTAGATGATATGATTGCAGTGTTTAACGTAGACACGACAAGAAACGGAAACGCCATATCCACAACGATCACAACGGTAGAGACTGACGAAGGATCACCGGATGCAAACGGTTTTGGATCTATGGTTGTAAATATGGATATTGCTTACATAAGAACTCAAAGCGCGTCATAGGAGGATTCGCAAAATGAAAATTAGATATATCGGCGAACCCAGCGGCAGGTTTAATGATCAGCCATTAACCTCTGGCGATGTTTTAGATCTGCCTGATGGAGTTGCTCAAGATCTTTTGGGTACATCCGATTTTGAGAAAGTGGAAACGAAACAACCAAAGAAGAAGTCCAAGGTAAGCAAGAAAGCAAATCTGGACGAATCTCAAATTGAGACGAAGGAGCAATAGTCATGGGAACTACAACAGATCACCTTTTAGGGCGTAATTTACGCTACTTTGCAAAAATCGAAACGACTGCTGGCGGCGCTTATGGTTTAGACGGTCAGGAAAATGTAGCAGGGTCAAACGCTCTAAAAGTCACTGCCTCTACTATTGAATTTCAAGTGAATAGAAACGACCGATCCGATTCTAGGACAACGCGATCTTTGCTTGAGAGAATCACAGGCAAACAAGAAATCACTTGGAGCTGCGAAACCTTTGTCCTGCCTAAAGGATCTACCTCACAAATGGATGTCGATCCATTGTTAGAAGCTGCTCTTGGTCGAACTGTAATGGACGGCAGCAACCTTGTCTCAAAAAATATCACGGGTATCGTTCTTAACAACCCGGTAGAGATTACAGTTAGCGCCGGTCATGGATATCTGACAAACGATCGGGTTTTCATTTCTGGCGTTGGCGGCACCACTGAGTTGAACGATAAAACCTATACGATCACGAAAACCAGTGACACCGTTTTTACGCTTAACGGAATTAACGGCACCAGCGGTCACACGTCATATACAAGCGGTGGAACTGCGAAGCTCACCACCTATCGTCCATCGGACTCAAACGCTCTTCCCACTTTGAGAATCGCTCGAACTGGTAACAGCGTATTGAGAGAAGATCTTTTTGGTGCTTATGTCGAGGAACTAACGATCAACGCCAGCGGAGGCGAGGCACCGAAATTCTCATTTTCGGGCACAGCTTTTAACTACGCTCTAACTGGTACAGCTACGACAGAAGGCACGGGCGGGGGTTCTACCAAAGTATTGACCACTGAAACCGGTCAAGGCGTCAGCATGATGGTAGGATCTGTGATCAGCTTTGCTTCTCACACTGATAGAGTTGTGGTGAGCAAAAGCGGAGACGCGCTAACACTCAGCGCAAACTCTACTTGGTCTGATGCAGCAGCGATCACACCTACTACCTATGATGAAACAACTGGCGGAAATCCCATTTCGGGAATGACCGGCAGTCTCACTTTGAACAGCGTAGAAATTCCGATCACTTCGTTTGATTGTACGATCACAAACAACAATAAAGCCGTGGCTGATGAGGCGTTTCAAAAAGGGACAAGTGATTTTATCTGCGGTTTTAGATCTGTATCGGGCACGATCGGTTTCAGAGCTAGAAAAGATCTCATCAAGAATTTGGCCCAGAGATACATTCAGACGACATCTACAGCAGATCCTAGTTTCACCTCAATTCCGGTAGAGGTCAAATTGGGAACGACAAGCGGCAAGATCGTTGTGATTCATTTGCCTACTGTAGAACTTAATTTCGCTGCAATCGAAATCCCAGAATCGGAAGAGTCAATTCTGAGTGTGCCGTTTACAGCGATAGGATCTAGCGGCGCTGATGAAGTGTTGATTTCTTTTAACCAAACAAGCTAAACAAAATCTCAATTTGAGAAACGGGGAAAATTATGGATGATTTAGATGGAGTAGAATACATTCCTGAGTTTGACGATAACCGCGATCTGCCAGAGGACGAGCAAGTGATTCTCACTTTGCAACCAATGACGGGCGGCGAGTTTCGTAAATACACAAGATCAGCAAACCACAATAAGACTGCAAGCCTAGAGAAAGTCATGCAGAAAATTATTGGTGATCGAGTGTCTCAAATTAAGAATTATTCTGACATCAGGGGCAAAGCTATTGAGACAGGTGCAGATCTTTTCGAGAGAGGCGAAATCTCTTTTATCGATGAGATCTTTTCTGCTCTGACTGAGATCAGCACATTGAAAGCAGGTCTCAGAAAAAAATAGAGATCGCTCTAAAGATGATCCTCAGTGGGGATCGAAAAACTTTAGAGTGGGGTTGTAGTAAATGCAGGGGACCAGATTTCGCAGATCAGGACGATAAAAGAAAAATCCGAAATTGCGACTCTGAGTCAAACTTGAACATAGCCTGGGAATGGATGCCAGAACTCAGGCGATGTCCGATGTCTCAAATTGATAATGAGGCTTGGGAGTGTATCCAGTGGTGGGGAGAGTATCAGGAGTTTAAAGCTCTACCATGGGGCGGCAATGACTTGATGGATCAACCCAATTTTGTGATCGATGTTTTTGTGCTTTGTTCTGAGATCAGTAAACAAGCAGAAGCTGAAAGGGCTAAAAAATGGCAGGCGCAGCAAGGTCCGTAGGGATCACCCTAAAGCTACAAGACAAGCTTTCCAAAGGTCTAGCAGGGATTACAAAGAAAGCTCAAACGCTCTCAAAATCTGCGGTGAAAATTAACCTCAGTTTTAAGGGAGTCGGTAAGGGCTTTCTAAAAGTCGCTGCGGCTGTAGGTGCTGCCGGTTTCGCTCTCTTAAAGTTCAATGACATAAACACGAGAGCAGGAGCAGATCTTGCGTTAACGTCAAAAAAAGTAGGGATCGCCGTTGAGGAATTGAGCACGCTTAAATTCATAGCGGGTCAAAGTGATGTCAGTTTGCTACAACTGACGAACGCCATCAAAACCGTTTCTGAGAAAGCTGTTGCAAATAGCTCTGACTTCAAAAGATGGGGAATTAGTTTAAAGGACGTAAACGGAAAAACAAAATCCGGTAAGAGATTGTTTCAAGATGCGGCAAAAGTGATCGCGGGTTTAGAGTCTTCCTCTACTAAAGCAGCAGCGGCAAATCAGCTATTTGGTGAATCAGGCGTACAGCTCCTCCCCGTTCTCGAATTGGGATCAGAGGGAATGGAAAAGCTCGCACGCAAAGCAAAAACCGTTGGAGCTGTTACCACAGAAGCAGCGGCAGAAATGGCGAGCGATTTTCAAACTGAGATGAAAAATGCTGGTACCGCTATGGGAGCTGTGACAGCTCGATTCTCTAGAAAATTCCAACCTATGTTTATCCGACTTTTCAAAGTGATACAGGGCGAGGCAAGCACGTTCGGAGATTTCTTCGAGGGCTTTGTAGATGTTTTCAAAACGGGAACGAAGATAGTCACGAGACTTACGAGCCTATTTGTTCAATCTCTTGTGGCTATGATGGGAATCGCTACAGACATTTGGTTGAACTTCAAAAAAATAGTTAACATGCCTTTTGATCTTATGGTGCGCGGTATCAATAAAGTGATCGAAGGTTTGAACATGTTTCGCAATCCGGGAAACAAGATCAAAAAAGTTTTCAACTCCTTTGGATCAGTCGTAAAGGACACAAACAAAGCTATAGCAGATAACGCAAATAAAACTGGCAGCACTATTGTAGCGGTTCAAAAACTAGAAAAGGCGATTACTGACGACACAGACAAATATAAGAAAAATACAAAAGCAAAAAAGGACAACGCTGATGGCAGCGATGACGTCATAGATGGAAACAAAAAAGAACTTCGATCTTTCCAAGAAAATAGAAACAAAATGCTTGAGATCCACGACAAAGCTTTCGAGGCTATGGCTAAATCTAAACAAGCACATAACAAAAAACTCGCCGATCTTGATAAGCAATACATGGAGCCTTTTATAAAAGCGAGAGAGGAACAACAGCAAGCCTTAGAGGAAGACACTAAGCTTTTAGCGCAAAGAGTTGAGACGGTGAGTCTCGCAATGGGGCAGGGTTTCGCTGATGCATTTGACGCAGCAGAAGGTGGACACAAAAAAATGGCTGCCGCATTTTCGGCAGCAGCGGGTACGATGCTCCAAACAACTCTAGGAATTATGGAAAAGCAAATCGTCGGAAACGCTGCTGTAGCTGCATCTGAGGCATATAAGAGCCATGTTGGTGTTGCTCCCTTTATCGGGTTTGCGCTTGCTGGTGGTGCTGCTTCTATGGCTTTTGCTATGGCTAGACTATTGCTAAGTAAATTGCCTGGAATGAAAGACGGTGGTTTCGTTACTGGCGGAATCGCAAATCAGGACTCAGTTCCTCGGATGCTAATGCCCGGTGAATATGTAATCCCAAAAAAGGAAGTCGATCGACAAATGAAAGGCGGCAAATCTCAAAACGGGAATGGCGGTATGAATATCGTTTTGGATTCTACGCTGCCTGCTGGTAAGCAGGAGATGAACAAGTTCATCAGACAGAACGTAGTTCCCGCTTTGAGATCGCTCAAAAAGCAGGGGGCTTTCTAATGGCTTTCAGTAGTGCAGATTTAACGGCAGCAGAGACGACAGGTTTCAGCAACGATAAGCCAATGATGGTTTTGCAAAATGCGAATGCTATGAGCGTAGACAGTCCACCGACTGACGCTCATTGGACTATAGACGGCAAGCACACCGGCACAGATAAGACAGAAAGCACAACGCCAGCGAGCAGAGCTTATGATGATATCGGTAGTCTCATAACGAAAACGATTTCTGGAGCTGCCAGCTCTACTACAAAATACTACAATTTCTATTATGGGACAGCGATTAGTTTCGATACGTTTATCCTTTTGGGACACAACCTCAACAGCACTGATGCAACGACTGTACACCTAGACGTAGCAGATAATAACGATTTTGACGAGAACGTTCGAGAGATTGCAAAGTTTACTTTGTCAGGATCTACCAGCAATCGCATTTTGATAACAAATTTAAACTCTGCTGCTACTGCTACAAGCAAAGCTGGATGTAGCACAACTTCTGGCGGTGCTACTTTAGGCATAGCAACTTCTGGAATCAGAGTAGGTGACGCAATAAGCGGCACGGGGATTCAAGCTGATACTTTTGTTGCATCTATTACTGATGGAACTGAATTAGAAATGACAAAGACAGCTACCGCTACAAACGGCAGTATCACTTTGACACACACTCAATATAACTATGCAACCGGCGGCACTGCTCAAAGATTCTCAAGTGTCCAGCGTGTCAGATTGAGAATCGAAGCTTCTGGATCTTTCACGCCAGAAGTTGGTGAAATCGTTTTGGGACGACGCTATCAACTTCAGAGAAACCCGAACGTACCTTGGAACAATAAAAACGAGTTTAGCGAAACGACTGACTTTCAAGCGCTCTCAGGACTTACCAAAAGGTATGCAGCTTATAGAGGACAGGCGCGAAGATCTTTCAGTTCTCAATTTGCGGCAGCAGCAGAAATCACTGTCATAGATGAATGGTGGCGTGCTACTGAGGAAGGTACAAAACAGTTTTACTATATTGAGACACCGAACTCAGATCCACAAACTTTTCTGATGCTGATGGACGATCCCGAATTGAGATTTGAGTTAGCTGGACCTTTTGAGCGGCTGTTGCAATTTGACATGACAGAGCAACCACCGTACCTGGGACGCGAATAAATGGCGGGCACGCTTACAGCTAATTTCTTAGAGCAAATGAGACGAGCGAATATTGAACCGGTCGTCCATGTGAATATCTCTGTGACTAGCCCTAGTGCATTATCCGTAGATTTTCACAATAGCTCAGTACCGTTAGTTGCAAGCGTTCTAACGAATATGGGCGATCCCATTTTGAAAAACATTGCAGCAGTAAATCAAAGTGTCGATCCTGTTAAAAGAACCACAAACTACGGTACGATCGAAGTTGAGGTTTTAGATGATGGCTACATTCGCAGTCTCGTATCGAGTCACAACTTCTATAACGCTGTCACTCAAATAAGCGTAGGAACCGTTGATCTAGCTGCGTCCGATTATGCGGTTATCTATACAGGTGTTGTGGATTGTGTATGGGGCGAACCGGGATCGATACTTTTCAAGATTAAAGAGTTTCCTACTAAGACATCAAATTATAGCAGTCTCAGAACGATGCACAATGAGCATCCTCTTACAGTCATGCTGCAAATTTTGCAGGACGTTGGGATCAGCTCAAGCTATATAGACTCGACGACTTTTCAGCCTGCCTCATTTTCGGACATATCTCATTTATGTTTTACGTCGTATGGAAACCTGAACTACGTAGACGACAACACTAGCCCGTCCGATCTGCCTGGATTATGGGGCGATCACGACGAGAGATCGATCAACTCTGAAGATTATATGTTCTCGCCTGGAAATGGTACGTTTGGGCTATGTGCTACAAAGCTGCTTCCTAACAAGTTTATCGATGAGTTTAATATGTTGAACCAGTGCATGATGATCACTGGATCAAGCGGTAAAATAAAAATCACAAAAGCTGATCATACTGCGGCAGTCACTCGACATTTCACGGTCGATGAGTATTCCGATTTTGAACAAGAGGACGATCCTCTGATCTATAATAAGATTGTGATCACTATGGGAGGCGGATCAGAAACCCAAGAGCTAGAGCTTAAGGACGCTACATCGATCACAGCCTATGGCGAAAAAGTTTTAAAAGTCAGCGCGGCTTATTTCGTTCCCTCTGTAGGGATTAGCGAAAACCTAGCTGAGAGCTTTACTACTAGCAGCATCCAAGTAGCAGGCGTTCCCGTAGACGGATTTACAGGCACTAGAAATCTTTTCGACGCGTCTCAAGTTACGGCAGACAAAGTGAGCGCAAGTCTACCGGCATATTTTTTGTATCGTAGAGAAGTTTTAAAATCTACAAGCCCTGCTGTAGATGTTCACACTGGCAACAACGGCTATGCAATCCCAATTTGGGACACACTAGGATTAACGCCTTCTCTAACTACCGGAAGTCTAATACATGCTCGTTATGATGGTATCACGAGAGCTTTTGGCGGCGCGCAACCAGATCACGAAGATTACACAGCAAACCTTACAGATGTCACACAGTGTTATAATTTTTCAGAAGAGATTTTGAGGCGATTTTCTAATACCGCTCCAAAAATAAAATTTACTGTAGGCTTGGACAATTGCGATCTCGAATTGGGAGACACTTTCTCAATCGATAATGATTGGTTCATCAGTCCCGAATTGGGATTGAGCGGTTTAAATTCCGACACAAAATTTGAAATCACAAAACGAGACATTCAACCACTGGGTGATCAGATCGGAGTTGTGCTCGAAGCTGTCTACCTTACTACAGCCAGCGTTCCTGGGACATCTGTTTCAATCATAACGCCACCAAAAATCAGAGACTCTGGTTTATATCCTAGCACCACTTATCTGGGACGAACAAAAGCAGCTATGAACGCTTCTGTTTTTTCTGGGTTCACTGCCTCAACTCCTAGCGGTCTCAATGTGAGAATCGCTGCCGGTACATGCACAACGGGCAATAGAGCTATCACAATGCAAGAACCGACCGATCTCGTGGTACCTGCAAATAAGGATTCCTATATTGGGATTGATTCTACTAGCGGCATTTTTTGCTTTCATCATGAGACTACTGGAGCAGCAGAACCGGCTTTGTTTCATAATGAGATTCGATTAGCAAAAGTCGTAGCTGCCTCTAGCGTCTCATCGATTACTGATTTGAGAGAGTTCGGAGCTGTCAGTACAAAGCAACTTGATAAGCTCGCAATCCAAGCTGGTCGCAATTTGATATTCAATGCCGGGTTTGGGATTTACCCGAATAGCGGATCTGCCCCAGACTCTTGGGAGACTTTCGGAGGATCGCCCGGTACAGACTTTACAAAGGACAGCACAACGGTTTATGCTGGTCGGCATGCTGTTAAGACTCTAGGCACGTCTACAGTTGTTCGGCTTGTTTCAGATAAGATCCCTATTAACAAAAATTGCATTTACAGAGCCAGCGCTTTTTATCAGCAAGCGGCCAGTTTCAATATGAGACTATTTGTTTTTTGGTGGAAAGCAGATCGAACTGCTGCGAGCACTTCTAGCACTACTGTATTCAATGCAAACTTGAGCAGCACTGGAGCTTGGCAAAGCATAACCGGAGTTGTTGAGCCACCATCAGACGCGGCTTTTGCTAGTCTCGATTTGAATTCGGCTAATACCGGCGTGTCCTATTTTAACAACGCAGATCTAGAGCTTGAGCCTTACAGCTTCTCTGCTAAAAGAACCGGATCAGATTTTACATCTGGCACAAGTGGAGATCCTATTGTCTTCAATACAGAGCTACATGACTATGGCTCAAAGTATAACGCAGGAACCGGTCAATTCACTGTCCCAAAATCGGGCACGTATACTTTTAGTGCAAACGTCTCATTTACAGGCACGTCAGGAGCTAGGGACGTAGAAGTCAGGATTATAACGAACACCGGCGTTTTAGCGGCTGCTGATTTAAATCAACGCGTAAACGGTACGAGCAGCGAAAACGATGTCACTGTCAGCGTGAATGTAGCCTCTGCTGCTTTAGAAGCAGGCGCAACAGTCGAAGTTGAAGTGATTTGGACGAACGCTGCTCCAGTAGTCAAACAAGATTTCTCGTTTTTTAGCGGTCGAGAAATCTTATGACCGAAATCTCAATTTGAGATTCTTTAAATATTACAGGCACTTGTGCCTGGGTGGGGGGCAGCTCCTTAAACTTTCCCCGTTGCTGCCCCCCGCTTTTAAAATAAATCTCACTTTGGGATTTCTCAGAATGGGATTTTTCAGTTATACTTTAAACACTGGGACGTAAACGGCAACGGTATCCAGTTTAAACCCTTGATTGGGATGAATCTCAAATTGAGATCGGAGAATGACCTATGGCGCAAGTACGCGGAACGACCGTGAGTGGTAAGGCTTATACCACCGATGAAACTGATATCCTCTCGTTTCAATGTTCACACAACATAAGAACCGGCACTGTATTTTTCATTTACGCTTCTACGGCTGGAACTGCAAAGGTCTACTATAAAGATCCTGGCGGCACTTTTCGTTTGGCTCAAACTGGGACAGCGGTTGCAGCTAACGATCTAACCACGATTCGCTTTCCATTCCCAATTTCGGAAACCAAACTGACTTATGAGGGAACGTCTAGCGGTGGTACTGTAAACGCAGAAGGGCGGGGCTTCTAAAATGCCTAAGATAGTTGACTTTGCTTTACCTCCTGGCGGCACGATCGTAGACGTTGCGCCATCAAACGCAACTGCTTTAGATATTGAATCAGCGGGTGCTGATTATATCACGGTAGACACTACAGGATCCGGCAGTGTCATTATAGGAAAGTTATTGACGCTTGAAGCCGGAATGACTTTCAGCGGCGCTACAACTTTCACAATTCCTGCAAACGAAGAGAACGCTTTTCTTGTCGAAGATGGTTCCGGTAATGACTATTTGCAAATCGATACACGAACCGGTGCAGAGGTTTTGAGGCTAAGCGCTGACGGGTTAGCAGGGATCGAAGTTCACGTACTTAACTCAGGCGGGGGCAATAACGCCGAGGTCCGATTTGCAAGCGAGATCGGTTTTATTGCTGATCCCGATTGTCAAATTAGGAATTACGGAGCAAACGGGATCGAATTTCGTTTTGTGAGCACTGACATTTTTCGAATAAATGTAGACGGTGCATTTGTAGAAGCTGGTAAGCTGGGTGTAGGGATCACCTCAAGCCTAGACGCTGATAAGCTCCACGTTTTCTCAGGTGATAGCGGTTTAACAAGTTACAACGCAAACGCAAAATCGATCGTAGTAGAATCAGACGATCATCAGGGGATGACCTTTGCAGCACCAGCGGCAAAGGAACAAGCGATCTACTTTATCAACAGCACTGACAATGCCCGTTACGGAATTGTGGTTCAAGGTAATTCGGATCGAATGTTTATTCGATCAAACGATTCTTACGCTCTCAATTTGCAACAGAACAAAGTAGGTATCGCAAGCACTCTCGCTAGTTTGACTCACCAACTCCAAACACAAGATGGCGATATTGGGATCGTAAAAAATTCTGCTGATGAATTTGGTAACAAGTTAATTTTTGAGAAGTCTCGAAATGCGACAGACGGCGATCACACTAAGGTAAACGATAACGATGTTTTAGGAACGGTGGAGTTTAGAGGATCTGACACCAACACATTCGAAGCCGGTGCCTCTATTTTTGCTCGTGTTCAAGGTACGCCCTCTGATGGCTCTATGCCTACTGAGTTAGCTTTTGCGGTCACTCCAGACGGAAGCACAACACCAGCAGAAGCGTTGAACATACGTTCAAACGGTAATGTAGGGATCGGTGACGTTTTTCCTAATTACCGTTTGCACGTAGCTCAAAACGGATCCAGC